AAGCAGTTTGCCAATATATCCGCAATGATGGAAAAACATTTAAATACACTAGTAGGCATCAGTGCTAAAACAGAAAAAAACACAGAAACTTCTACAAGAAGACTTGCAAATTTCAGTAGTTCTCTTGTATAATATAGTATGGCTTGGAAAAAATATTTTAGAGACGCAAACGCAAACAAATCTCCTTTAGCTGGAGATCGTAATCCACAGTTCGCAAAAAGAAACTATTCATCTTATTTGCCTGATGTGTACACAGGACACCCAAACAGAGTTCAAAGATATTTTCAATATGATCAAATGGATTCTGATTCAGAAGTAAATGCGGCACTGGATATTCTTGCAGAATTCTGCACACAAGCCAACAAAGAAAACGAAACGCCATTTGACATAGTGTTCAAGGGTGACACCACAGACTCAGAGCTTAAACTTTTAAAGAAAGCACTGCAACAGTGGACCAAGTCTAACCAATTTCAAAAAAGAGTTTTTCGTATTTTTAGAAACACATTGAAATATGGTGACTGTTTCTTTGTGCGAGATCCAGAGACTAACAAATGGTTGTACATCGATCCTGCCAAGGTAGACAGAATTGTTGTGAACGAATCTGAAGGCAAGAAGCCAGAACAGTACATGGTGCGTGACATCAACCCAAATCTTCAAAGATTATCTGCCACGCAGATAACTCCAAACCAAGTGTATGGAGGTGGAGGAACTACCGGAGGCGCTTACAATCAAAACCAAGGTGGCACAGGGCAAGGAACACACATGGGCGGCACAGGTGGTGGACAGGGCGGAAGATTCTACAGAACCATGAACCAGTATTCAATCAATGCCGAGCACATGATTCATATATCACTGTCAGACGGACTGGACAATCTATTTCCTTTTGGACAATCTATATTGGAACAAGTTTTTAAAGTTTACAAACAAAAAGAATTACTAGAAGACGCAATTATTATTTACAGAGTTCAGAGAGCACCTGAAAGAAGAGTGTTCTACATTGACGTGGGTAACATGCCCACACACTTGGCGATGCAGTTCGTTGACAGAGTGAAAAATGAGATCAACCAAAGAAGAATTCCATCAACGTCGGGTGGTGTAAACTACGTGGACGCCACGTACAATCCAATGTCGGTCAATGAAGACTATTTCTTTCCGCAAACAGCAGAAGGTAGAGGATCTAAAGTGGACACATTGCCGGGTGGTACCAACCTAGGTGAGATAGATGACTTAAGATTTTTCACAAACAAACTGTTCAGAGGTCTAAGGATACCAAGTTCATACCTACCAACTGGTGCAGATGATGGTGCACAACAATACAACGACGGCAGAGTGGGTACAGCATACATCCAAGAGTTAAGATTCAACAAATATTGCGAAAGATTACAAAGGAACGTGTCTCCAATATTTGATGAAGAGTTCAAACTGTGGATCGCGAACAAAGGTTACACTGTAGACAACTCTCTGTTTGAAATTAAAATGAATCCACCACAGAACTTTGCACAATACAGACAGACAGAGATGGATCAGGCCAGAGTAGGCACATTCACGCAGGTAGCAGAGTTACCTTACATGTCAAAAAGATTTGCATTGAAAAGATATCTTGGATTGACTGAAGAAGAGATGAGCGACAATGCTCAACAGTGGGCAGAAGAGAATGCCGTTAAACAAAAACAACCAACTAAATCCGCAGAACTGAGACAGGGTGGAGTAACCCAATCGGGTATTACCTCTGATTTGGACCAATTTGAAGAACCGATAGCAACGGACACCGGTGATGCAGGAGCTCAAACTCCAACAGCGGTCACATCAGGACAACCACCAATCCCAGGAGCAGGAGGCACACCAACCACGGGTGGCAATAAATAACACAGATGATACTAAAAGAATTTTTTACAGCCGGTGAAGAAGGAATGGAACAGCAAAAGAACTATGATGCTGAGAACGACATTTCTATACTAGACAAAGAAGATACGAGAAAAACTCGATTGACTTTGAAAGATATTAACAAAATGAGATTGGCATCAGAACAACACGATGTCGAACAACAACAAGAAGCCCAATTTGTCCAGAAGATGTACGGACAACCTACCGTAGACGATAATTTAACATTGTAACAATGAGTTCAGCATTTGTATTAGGCAACGGTGAATCACGTAACGGTATAAAAATATCCGATCTGCAACAGCACGGCAAAGTTTTTGCCTGCAACGCAGTGTACAGAACAGAGACCCCAGACTTTCTGATAGCAGTAGATCCAAAAATGATCAACGAAATTGGTGAGTCAGACTATGCAGTAAAAAATGAAGTATGGTCCAACTTTAATCATCAGTACAACAAAAATCCTAAAATACTTAATCATGTGCAATGGTTCAAACCATCATTGGGTTGGTCATCGGGCCCAACTGCTCTCAAAATGGCGGCAGACAAAGGATTTGACACAATATATATTCTAGGTTTTGATTACCAAGGACACACTCGAGACAGCAAACGCAAAGGATTCCAGTTGAACAACATGTTCAAAGACAGTCGCAACTACAAAAGATCAGTGGACGAAGCCACGTTTTTTGGCAACTGGATGAATCAAACCAAAAGAGTTTTACAAGACTATCCCAAGATTCAATTCCATAGAGTGGTACCCAACACAGGATTTAAACCACACGACCTGGAGTTTAACAAAAACTTTACAAATTTAGATATAGAGCAGTTCATTAAAATACATAATCTGACTGTAGAAAAATCCTGAACCATTAAGCTAGCCATTTAATTACTAACAATATTGGTAAATATCCGTATAACGACTGGTATGTATAAAGACCCTGAGAATCTCCAGTAAACATTCTCTTGGTTGTATAAAGGTATTAAATTCGCAATATTGCGTTAACAGTCACCCCATATAAAGGAGAAAAATATGGCAACTCGAAAAATCTTAGGTAAACACATTGCCCAAGCTAGAGCTTCACACACAGGTAGAGACGGAGATTTATTCTTCGATGATTCAAGCAATCAGTTCTTTATCTCAGATGGATCTACAGCTGGCGGTGTTCCTTTAGCTTTGAATCATAAAGTAAATGTCGTAGCAAATACAGCGTCAACACTAGCACCTACAATAGCTCAGTCAGGTAGTATCTTTACTATCACTGCGGCGGCAGGTTGTGTTGTAACTTTACCAGCGGCGACAGCAGGTTTGAATTACAGCTTTCACTTAGCGGCGAATGTAACTTCAAACACATTCACGATCAACGCGGCAAGCTCATCAGACACATTACAAGGAGCAGTATTGTGTGTTGACAAAGACACTCTAGGCGCTGTTGTGGCTACAAACGCAGGCGCTACAGTAGGTATTGACGTACCGATAGCGGCTGACCACCAACTTGTACAGGACGGTAACACAAAAGGTAGATTCTTGGGAACAAAAATCGACTACGTTTGTATTACTGACGCAATCTGGCACGTAAGTGGTGTAAGTTTCCACGACGGTACACTTGCAACTATGTTTACATAGACCACCCCGGATGGTATACGAGAGTATATCAGGATTGGTTTGTATCAATTTCCAAAAGCGGTGTCTGTTTATTCAGGCATCGCTTTTGGTGTTTATAAATATTCACATGGCGCACTTTCAAAAGCACAATAACTGGAATTGGAAAGATATCAGGTACATTGACCCTGACACAGAAGTCACATGTTCTGGAGGACTCAATGGCAAACCAGAACACAAACCAACTCACATGGTGATGGGCATCAATGATGTCGTGCTGGTCTGTCCGATCTGTGACGCAATCTACGGCAACGAAGAAAGGATGAACAGCGTAACTGTTCAAAACCAGATGGCAGAAGCAGAAAGAAGAAAAGAAATGAACAAAAACAAGTCCTTACTGAAAGTAGATCCAAGCCAAAGAATCAATAAAAAATAGACATATAGCAAAAAACGCAAAAAACGCCATATTAAACCACCTTTTAACACCTTTTTTTCACCTTTACAGTAAATACAGACACTTATAAGTATAATTCAAACCTTGCAATCAACAAAGGAGCACGTGCAATGTCAAATAAATTTGAACAATTATTAGAATTGCTAATAAACGAAGAAACGGAAAAAGCAGAAGCTTTATTCCATGAAATCGTTGTAGAAAAGTCTAGAGACATCTACGAAGGATTAGCAGACGAAACAACTACTGAGACCAAAGAAGAGTCTAAAGTAGAAGAAACTGAGAAAAAAGACGAAGCAGAAGAAAAAGCAGATGAAAGCGTTGACGAAACAGTAGAAATCGAAGACGAAAAAACTGACGAAGCAGAAGTTAAAGAAGAAGAGTCAATCGAAGAAGTAGGCGGAGATCCAACTGACGAGTTAGTCAAAGATATCACTGCAGACGAAGTAGGTGACGCAGAAACAGCCGCAGACGACATGGAAAAAGACATGGATGCTGATGCTGAAGACGGTGACACTGACGAGAGAGTCTCTGATTTAGAAGATGCTTTGGACGACTTAAAAGCAGAATTCGAAAAAATGATGGGTTCAGTAGACAAAGACGGCGATGGCGAACATGACATGGACGACCATAAAGAAGATGAGTCTTTAGAAACAGAACTTGATCCAAATGCTGATCTATCAATGGAAGCGAAAAAACCAATGATGGCAACTAAACATGACGACAAAAAAGACATGAAAAAAGACATGAAGGAATATAAACTTCCTGTAAAAGTTGACAGTGCGGATCATTCAGACAAATCAGCTAAAGGTGCAACACCAACTGTAGGCGGAGCAAAAGTAAAAACTGGAGCTTCTGGAATACAGAGTACAGGTGAAACGACTGGTAGACCAGCACCAACAGCAGAAAAAATGGCAGGTGACTTTGAGAACACAGGCGGCAAAGCAAAATCTACTTCTTTCAAGAAGACAGAGAAAGCTAACACTGCTGATGGTTCAGACAAATCTGCAAAATCAGCAATTACTGGAAAGTAATTACATTTTTAGGAGAGTCGGATGTCACAACTATACCTTAGAGAACATTTAACCTACGATCAGGCTAGAATGCAGACCTTACATGAAGGAAAAGACGGCAAGGATTTGTACATGAAAGGTATCTGTATCCAGGGAGGCATTAAAAATGCCAACCAAAGAGTTTATCCTGTAAACGAAATACAAAATGCAGTGAAAACACTTAACGATCAGATCTCGTCAGGTTATTCAGTACTAGGTGAAGTAGATCATCCAGACGATTTAAAAATTAATTTGGACCGAGTGTCCCACATGATTACAGAAATGTGGATGGACGGTCCAAATGGATATGGCAAGATGAAAATTTTGCCGACACCAATGGGTCAACTTGTCAGCACAATGTTGGAGTCAGGTGTGAAATTAGGCGTTAGCTCAAGAGGATCTGGAAACATGTCCGAATACGGCGGCGGCGAAGTTTCAGACTTTGAAATCATCACTGTAGATGTTGTGGCCCAACCTTCGGCACCGGGTGCTTACCCAACTCCAATTTACGAACACTTGATGAATACAAGAGGCGGAAATAGAGCAATGGGCATGGCGTCAGAAGTTAGAAATGACAAAAAGGCACAAAAGTATCTTACAGATGCACTAACCAACGTAATAAAAGGACTAAAATAATGATCGACGCAATATCAAAACTAGTTGAGTCTGGAGTTATCGGAGAAGAAACTAAAGTTTCTATCGAAGGAGCTTGGAACCAACAAGTTAAAGAAAACAGAGATCAAGTTACTTCTGAACTCAGAGAAGAGTTTGCTAAAAGATACGAGCATGATAAAGGAAACATGGTCGAAGCTATTGATAAGATGATGACTGAGAAGTTATCTGAAGAAATCAGCAAATTCGTTGAAGACAGAAAATCACTTGCACAAGAAAAAATTGCTTACAAAGAATCAGTAGGTAAACATTCAGGCAAATTAGAAGAGTTTGTTTTAGGCAAACTTACTAACGAGTTAAAAGAACTACACACTGACAGAAAAGGTGTTCATGAAAACTTTGCAAAATTAGAGGAGTTCGTTGTAAACGCACTTGCTAATGAAATCAAGGAATTCCATGAAGACAAAAAAGGTGTGGTAGAAACTAAAGTAAAATTAGTGAAAGAAGCTAAGGTACAATTAGCTAAATTAAAAGAAACTTTCATTAAGAGATCTGCTAAAGTAGTAGAAGATGCCGTTTCTAAAAAATTGGGACAAGAAATTACTCAATTGAAAGAAGACATCGGAAATGCTAGAGAGATCAGCTTTGGTAAGAAAATATTCGAAGCATTTGCATCAGAATATCAGGCTTCTTACTTAAATGAGAAATCTGAGACTTCTAAGTTGATGAAAGTTGTTGATGAAACAACTCTAAAACTAGCAGACGCAGAGAAGGCCATCGAAGATAAAAAAGCGGTGATTGAGTCAAAAGAGCAAGAGATTGCAAGAAGTAAAGACTTGATGGAACGTAAGGAAACGATGGGCGACTTGCTTAGACCTCTAAGCAAGGACAAAGCAGACGTAATGTCTCAACTGTTAGAATCAGTTCAAACAGTGAAACTTAAATCTGCTTACGACAAGTATCTTCCAGCAGTTATGGATGACAAACCGATTGCACAGGCAAAGAAAATTATTTCTGAGTCATCAGGCAATAAAGAGGATGTTAGACAGACTAGGGACGATGCTGACTTAAACAGTATCCGTAAATTAGCGGGTATATAAACCAACTAGAAGGAAACGAAACAAATGAGTGAATTATTTGAATCAAAATGGGGTGAAACAAAAGCCGCATTGACCGAAGGTTTAGCAGGCAACAAGAAAAAAACGATGGATGTAATCTTAGAAAACACTAAGAGATATTTGTCAGAGCAAGCCACTGCAGGTGCGACATCTGCTGGTAACGTTGCTACGTTAAACAGGGTTATTCTACCAGTAATCAGAAGGGTTATGCCAACTGTGATCGCGAACGAGATCGTAGGTGTACAACCAATGACTGGTCCTGTAGGACAAATCCACACACTAAGAATTAGATATGCAGACACAGTAGCGGCTAACACAACTGCTGGTGAAGAAGCATTATCTCCATTCAAGATTGCGAAAGCATACTCTGGTAACCAGAACAACACAACTCCAAAAGGGGCTTCAACTGCTTCTTTAGAAGGAACTGCTGGTAAAAGATTATCAATCCAAATCTTGAAACAACCTGTTGAAGCTAAATCAAGAAAACTATCTGCAAGATGGACTTTTGAAGCGGCTCAAGATGCACAAGCACAACAAGGTATCGATGTAGAAGCAGAAATCATGGCGGCATTAGCTCAAGAGATTACTGCAGAGATCGACCAAGAAATCATTGGTTCTTTAAGAACATTGGCTGGATCAGCTAGTGAGACTTTTGACCAATCAGCTGTGTCAGGTACTGCAACTTTCGTAGGTGACGAACATGCCGCGTTAGCAGTGCTAATCAACAGAGTTGCAAACCAAATAGCAACTAGAACAAGAAGAGGCGCTGGAAACTACGCAGTAGTATCTCCAACAGCTTTAACTATTCTTCAATCAGCTACAACTTCAGCGTTCGCAAGATCAACTGAAGGTACGTTTGAGTCTCCAACAAACACGAAATTCGTTGGTACTTTAAACGCGGCGATGAGAGTATACGTTGACGCTTATGCGTCTGACGGTACATCAATATTAGTAGGATACAAAGGTGCAAGTGAAGCAGACGCTCCAGCGTTTTATTGCCCTTACATTCCATTAATGTCAAGTGGTGTTGTTCTAGATCCAGCTACTTTCGAACCAGTAGTAGGCTTCTTAACAAGATACGGTTATGTAGAGTTAACTAACACTGCATCATCTCTTGGTAACGCGGCTGACTACGTAGGTTTAGTAG